AACATTTTTTCCTTTTAATATTGCACCAGTAATATCTGTTTTTTCTGCAGTCGTTAATTGTTCTGCCAATAATGGTTTAATTGCAATATAAACTTTACCATAATCAGGTGGATCATTATCCTCTCCGCCCCATGTTGATATGGAATCAATATTACTAAATTCCTTTTTAATAATTGCTGAATAATCGTCAGCAGTTACGGCTCTGTTTTGTGATATAAATGTTAAAGGTGCATTGAATCGTATTGATTCAGTTGTTTCTGCGTCGGCACCACCTGATGCTGCAGTATCCAATGTAACTGTAATGTTACTAAACCCACCAATATTATCTACCATTGAGAAATTATTAGCACCATTTGATTCTTTACCTTCAGTTGTTACATAATCAATTGTAACAATATTATTATTTGAAGGCTTAAATCCTGTTACACCATCACCAAAGAATACTTCATAGTATCCACTTGGATTCTCTTGTAAATAATAAACCTTTGATGTTGAATTAACATCTTTTAATGATTCAAATTTTGTATACACATCGAATGAATTTGATTCTTCGTTTGACTGTACACGAACTCTTAATGTTGATGTATCAGCATCGTAATCTGAGAGTTGAAATTTCTGATTCTCTATATCATTATCAACTCTGTATTTTAATTCTCTAACTGTTCCTTCTGAAATTACTACATCATTAAATTGATATGTGTTTGCAGTCACAGCACTTAATGTTGCTTGTTGAGTTTCCAATACAACATATTGAAACTCTTCTCCACTCACAACAGTATTTAATTTAGTACCTCGTGTAAGCTCTAAAACAGTAGGTTTAGTACCCACTTCAGATGCTACATTTACAACCAAATCAACTTTACCTCTTGGCGATAATACAGATCGTGGTGTATAACCTAAAAGTTTTGCTCTTGTAACAACATTACCACGTATTTGAGCAGAATCAAGGAATGATTCATTTAATGAATAATGAGCATTCAATGCATTATAGTGAGTGTTATACGCTAACACATCTAATAAAACATTTAATCCACTACCATCAAAATCATAATCATTAAAATCTGATTGTTGTTTGAGAAAGTTTTTTAAATTTTGCTTGATGTCTGCAAAATCCAGTTCGGTTACATTTAAATTTGTTGCCATGTTATCTTAGCCTTCTTAATACGATTTCAACACTTGCTTCGGTATCGTATTCTTTTATTAAAAAATTTACAAATATGTTGTATGAATTATTATCAATATCATCTTTAATATCTATGTTATTAATTTTTACTCTTGGTTCATATTTATTTATGACATTACGAATGTTATCTCTTAATTGAATCTCTGTTAAAAAACCAGAAGGTTCAAATAATAATCCTCGTAAATTTGCACCCAAGTCATCTTGGAATGGTCTTTCATAAAAATTTGTAACCAATAAATTTCTTACAGCATTTTTAATTGCTGCATCGTCTTTTAACGGTATAATATCCTTACGTATAGGATGTATCTTTAAAGAAAGATCTAAATCACGATGAGGTTTTCTTTTAGATACAATTCTTGCTTGTTCTAAATTACCCGAAATTTGTTTATCGCCTGTTAGTAATCCTGCCATATAGTTATTTATATCTTTTATTCGCCACTTTCGGCAACTGTTAAGCTATTTGTTGTAGCCAAAGCAGTTTGTACTGAAGGTGGTAAATCTATTGTCTTTGGAAATCCTACTATTGTTAAAAAATCACAGAAAGTAAAGGTAGTCCATTCAGTTAAAGCACCTAATCCTATTGCATCGAAGAAGGCCGTTACCTTTTCCATCCATTTTTTAATTAAATATGTCTGCCATTCCTCAGCAAACTCTCTTGCTCTCTTTAATAATCTTTCTTTTTGAAATTCTGGTATCTCTACATTATCATCAAACTCACCACCTAAGAGATCATTTAAACTATAACCAAAGATTGATATTGATTCTAATTCTTCTTTTGATTTATCACGTATTAGTGTTTCCAAATCTATTTCTTCTAATGCTGGTATTGTAGGTAATCCTAATGCGTCCCATATCTCTTGAAACTCTCCTATTAAGCCTGTAAATCCACCATGCATTAAAAGATTCATCTTCTTTGCAACCTCTGATCGTATATAATTAACAACAGATTCTTTTTTAAAATCAGGAGTTTCAAATTTATCCCATACTTTATATTCGTCTGGTATTAAATCATATATACTATCAATCTCTTCAAGTTCTATATTATCTTTTATTGATGAAGGATCTTCTAAAAATTCTAATATATCAATTGATATACCTAGGATAGTAACATTAAATTCAATAGGGAAAATACTATTAATTAACTCAAGTATCTTTTTTTGTACATACATTGGATATTCAGCCGATAAACGAGTCATCATAATATCCCATTTCTTCTCTGGCATATCAATCTTTTCCCATTTAGGGTCGTATATATCTAATATATCTTCTTCTATTTGTTCTAATTTATCTTTTAAATCTTTTAATTCGTCTGGGTAACGATATGCTTGTGTGGCTAATCCACCAAAAAGGTTAACTAAATTTGCAGGAGTAGGTAATAGAACATCAGGACATTCTAAAGCAGGTAATGTTATGCTTGGAGCCGCCATTATATAATACGAATTTTACCAGATGCTGTAAATTCTATAAATGAATTTGATGTACCGTGAGTGATTTTTATTTTTTCTGAGCCAGAAGTGTTATCTAATTCTATTTTATGGCCAGCTTTTGTTACATGTATTTTATTATCGACTGAAGCGTCTGTTGGTATATCCTGTGTACCATCTGTTTGAGTTGCAATTGAACCCATCACCATTGGATCTTGAGCACTTGGTCCATCTCTAAAGAATCCTACAACCCACGAACCTACTTCCAAATGATGGTTACCACCATTGCCTTGAATAGATGCAGATGTTACTGGCATCATAACAGTTGCCCAAGGTAAATCCTCTATTGCGATATCCTCTGAATAGAACCCAAAACATCTTACCTTAACTCTATTTAAATTCTCTGGATCAGTAATGTTTTCTATTTTACCTGTGAACCAAGTAAAAGTACCATCAATATATTGATCTTCATTTCTACGCATCATGATTGTTTAATACCTTCTAATTCTTTTAGGAATGAATCCTTTTTAGCTTTTACCTTAATAAAATATCCTTCGTTAGAGAAGTGATGAATAATACCTGTAATTAAATGCTTACCAGATAATATATTATCCTTAAAGTCTTCTGCTTCTTTTTTCTCATCTGTTACATCGGCATTTCTTAAAATATCCAAATCAATAATATCTCCACTTTCAATATCAAAGTCACCTGGAAGTACTAAGTCCTGTATTATTGTGTCTAAATTGTGGTGATGTGCTTCTGATCTTAATATACTTTGATCTGTTGGAGCATGATAATTGTTTTGGCCTTCAAATGAACCACTATTATACGAAATAAAATAATTCTTTCCTAATTTATAATCAGTAATTTTCGCATTATTATATTTCATTTTATCTGTAACTGGTGGGTGGTCATTTAATTTTTGTTCATTTTTATAATTGTATAGTTTTGTTTCAGTTGTTTTATTATATACATCAATGGTATGTAAAGTAGAACCAAAGGCTCCTTTTTCTGATGCCTTTAATTTTGAAAGATTTAAATTTGAATTAACCTTACGAATTTTCTTACGCTCCTCGTCAAATAAATCTTCTATCTCATCCTTTGATGTATATTTAAAATTTGGATGATTATCGTATGTATCGTACACATCTTTATCCAATATTTTTTTATACGAATCAAATATAAGTCCACTCTTTGCTGTTTCATAAAAGAAATTTGGAGTAGCATTTTCAAATGAATTGCGTAGTAACCAACCAATTGCTGATAACGGACGTAGTCGTGGAAAGATTCCTTTTATTGGACTTGTAGATGGATTGCGTATATCAATCTCACTATTTAATTCCTTGGAAACAATCGACTTGATCAAGTTACTGGGCGTATTATTAAAGCTTCGAGTTAATACCTTAACGGCATTTAAATAGACATGTTCTGAAACACAATATAGTGTATAGGCCTTTGATGATGGCCTAGGTGTACTATAATCTTTTATTTCAGCAAGATAAACTTCTAGTTCGAACTTCTTCCTTGTCTTGTCAGTAATATCTCTGCGTTCAATAACTAACTCAATCTTTTCATTACCAGCAATTTTTAATAGGTCAATAAGGCCAGTACTATCTAAACAATAGATAGCGACAGTTAGGCCTGAGTTATATAAACTCTCTGTAATTTTTATATCCTGTATAAGTTCTATTATATTGGTTTCGCCACCAGCATTAGTAGCTAACATCGCCTTGCTTATTTCATAAACTTTAGGAGATGTTGCCAATCCGTTGACAATTGTATTAAAATTACCCATTAATTAGTTCTTCAAATTGATTCACAAATTTATTAATGTAATTTGGATCAATATATCTTATTTTGGAGTGTTCATCATTTTCTTCTATAGTATGTGCTCTGTTTGTAACATATGAAAGATCTAATGGATCAACACCACCAACAATATGATTTAAATTTGTTACAGGTTTTTGATCTGCATCATCGGTCCTATAATAATAGTATGGAGCCTCTGCATATGGATATACATTATATGTTGATACTGAATCTCCTGATGTTTGACCTATGACTAATTCTGTTGTTGATTGTCCTAATGCACTTCCAATAAAAGCACCACCTGTAACATTTTGTATTACCAATTGAGATAAATCAGCATTTTTTACAGTAAGAGTACCAGATGCATTACTTGTTGCACCAGTAATTGTTTCTCCTAATTGAAATCTACCTGATAAACTATTCCTATGGTCAGTAATAAGACCATCAGTATCACGTACGATAACTGGATTTGTTTCAATCGCATATCCTTCGTATTCTTTTTCAATGTATGTAAATAAATCCTCTTGACTCATTGGCCAGGATCGCATACCATCATGTAAAAAATCATTAATGACAAAGAAGGTCCAATAATACTGTGAGGTACCATATAATCTTTGTGATACAATATCAGGTCTTTCACCATTTTTGATTTCATAAAATTTATATGCTGAATAATTGTCTAAAAATGAAGGTAATGGTCTGACTGCTCGAAATATATCGACCATATTTTGCATAACACCCGTACGATTAAAGTCGTATTCTACTTTTGGAAATTGTTTAAAAAATGACATTATCCACCTCCACTAAAATAACCATCGCGTTCTTCGATTGTATCATCGTTCTCATATAGGTCTTGACGAACCAGTGTTCTTTCTTCCTGGAATGTCATTGCAAT